GCGCAACAGCCCCTCGCTCACCACCTTGCCGTTGAGGCGCGCCAGTTCGTCGAGGCAGGCGTTGAAGCCATGTACTTCTCCGCACGCCTCGTGATCCTCGACACAGGGGTGTATTGGCATAGGTGGGAACTCCATGCGCTCCGGAACTACCACCACCCTTGCGCGCAGTTCGGCCACTTCCTGCTCAAGCTTCTCGATGCGCGTGCAACTGAGGAGATGGAAGTCCACCAGTTCACTGATGGCCTGCTGCTTGCTCTTGCGCTCGAAGCGCAAGATCAGGCTGCGGCGGTCACCTCCGCTCACCACTTCGAAGACAGCCATCACTCACCTCCCTGCGCCGGTGCGGCGGCGAGCATGCGCAAACCCACTTGAATGGCCCGCAGGTCATCATCAGTAGGCTCTTTGCGCAGGTAGAGCACAACGGCGCGCGGGTGGGCTACGTCGCGACCAATGCCTGCAACTTCCGGCACCTGCCCAGCCTGGGCAACCGGGGCGGCGTAGAGCATCGTTCCGATGGGCAGGTTGCGAGTGATGATGTCGCTCGTGCCGTCAGCGCTGAACGTCTCTTCCGAGACTGCTGTCACTGGCGCTTGCTTCTCCAGCTCGGCCAGGCGAGACAGAACGGCGTCGCGTTCTTTTGCGAAGTGTTCGGCCCTTCGGGTTTGGTATTCAGCCTGCGATTCAGCCCCGTCAATCTTCTCCCGCAGCGCCCCGACGATGCGCTCGTGCTGGGCGAATTCCATGTACTCGCCAGCTTCGTTGTCGATCATGTAGGCGAATACGTTTCCACCGCGATCAGTGCCATGGGCTGGTTCGAATCGCTCTACCTGCTCCAGCTCCGGCGCCGGGGAGGGTTGCTGTGCGGCACGCAGGCAACTGCGGTGCTCGCTATCCGTCACGAGATAGCCACAGCACTGGCAGCGTATCGGGGAGGGTTGCGCCAGGGCGGCGCGGGCTTGCCATCCTTCCCAAAGCGCATCGACATGCGAATGTCGATACGCAGGCATGCCCCATGCGTCATCCCACATGGAAAGGTCGAGGGACGAATAGACAGCTTCGAATGTCTCCCGCTCCCCCTGCGCGTCCTCTACCTGCTGCGAGGCGAGGATCTGCTGAGCCATCCAGATTTCGTTCCCGGTGATGTAGACCTGGGTGAAGTCGCCCTTGATGGCTTTGCCGCTATAAAGCCCGGCGATGTGGCGTATCAGTTCCATTGCCATGGTCATGGTTTAGTCCTCGTATGCTTGGCCACGAACTCAGTCGCTTCAACGCAGAGTTCATGGGCTATCGGTGAAGCGCTGCGGTCGGCGTAGACCTTCAGGCGCCGGATCAGGTCGAGGGACCGCTCGTGGAACAGGGCTTCCTCAAGCTGCGCCTGGTAATGCGCGTGCGGGTTCGCGATCAGCTCGGTGATACCGCGCTGAACGGCTGATTCGTCTAGGGGCATGGGGTAACCTCGCGCCGTAGTGGCGCAATGGCAGGGAGTGGGGTAGGTCAGGCGCTGAGCCTGTGCTTCACTGTTCGGCGTGCCAGCTCAACCAGCCATTCAGCCAGGGCCGGCGGCGTGTGTTCGTATTCCCATTTGGCGATTGATGGGCGGCAGCGCGATCTATCTCTGCCGCTCCAAAGCCCCACGGTGTGAGTAGCTTCGCCTAGGACGATTGGCATCTCAGGAATCTGCTGCGGCGTGACGCCAACGATGTATAGGCGCGTGCGCTTCCTGGCGCGATGCCCGAACCAGTTCTGATCAATCGGGAGCGTCCACCCACCCCATTCATCAATTCGACCTGGCTCAGGAAGTCCAGCAACGTCCCAGAGCGTTGAAAGCCATGGATGCTCCAGAACTCCGCCATTGGTTCGCACGGCATTGATCGCGAAGAAAGCCAAGTCCTTCTCGCCCTCCCTGGGCTTTGCATGATGGCGAAGGCTTGCCCAAGCCCGACATGGCGGGTGCGCGACCACCGGCATGCCGCCGGCGAACGTCCTGGCGTCTCGGTCGATGTCGTAGACGTCGCAGCCAGGCATTGCCTTGTAGTTGCTGTCCTGGCGGGCGAACAGGATCGCCACATCTTTCATGCTGCGGGCTCCTTGGTGTCGTTGAAGATGTAGAGCCGGGCGGAATGAGCCGCCCGGCCGATCAAATCAAGATCCCCTGCGTCGGGCCATCCTCGAAACGCTGATTCGCCATCTCAAGGTTGATCTTTGCTTGTTTGAAATAGCTGTCCTTAAGCTCAATCCCAATCGCTCGGCGCCCCATCGATACTGGGCTGTAAACCTCGGAGCCAACCCCCATGAACGGGGTCAACACGATGTCGTCGCGGTTGCTGTACATGTAGACGGCGCGGTCTATGACATCCAGTTGGAGTGGGTGTACGTGTTTCTCGTCATCCTCTTCTCGGCTGTCGCGGAACGGCAGCACGTTGTCGATGCGAATGTCGTCCCATTGATAGTCGGCATAGCGCCGCCATATGTAATGACTCAGCTTATTGGTCTTGGGGTCCTGGTGATCCTTGTATGCCGTGTTCAAGTGCTCCCATAGCTGGCCAGCATTCCAGTCGGTCCCGTGCTCGTTGTTCCAGGCTTCGATGAAATGCGGCAGGATCGGTTGCTCGCCGAAGTAAGGGAATTCGGTCAGCCCTCGCGGGTGAACGACCGGCTCGGCATTGATGCCTTTCTTGGTGAAGATCAGCAGGTAATCGGGCATGGACGGGAAGCACTGCGCCATATCTTCTACGACCAGCTTGTGCATCAGGCTTTTGACCATCGTTCGCATACGTACTTTAAGCGGCTCTTTACGGATACCGACGCGGCAGCGGTATTGGAAGCCGTATTTTTCGTGGATGCGAATGATCTCGTGCGGGAAGTCCCATAGGTTGCACGAGTTGTCGAAAACGTCTGTGCAGTGAACAGCGGTGATCCGGCCTGGTTTCGTAACCCTGGCAATTTCCGCCACCAGAAACTCATAATGCTGAAGGAACTGTTCTTTGGTTTCGCAGTTCGACATATCGCGGGGGTCGCTGGAATATTGATACAAGCCAGCGAACGGCGGTGAGTAAATGCTGAGCCCTATGGACTCGCTCGGCAGCGTCGGCATGACCTCCATGCAATCGCTGTTATAGATGGCATAGCGATCACTGATGATTTGATCCTTGGCACTCATTTCATAAACTCCGGAAGTTGCACGGTCTTGTCGAAAGGCTTGGTGATGTGATGGAAATCGCGGTTCGTATTGGCGACTAGGTTTTCGTAAAGTTCGATGGCTTTTTTGGTTTTTTGCGCCAAGGCTTCCAGAACGCGCTCTTGGCCTTCGGATATGACCATCTCGGCGGTAACTTCGCGTTTTTGGCCGAACCGCCAGAAGCGGCGGATAGCTTGGTACCACTGCTCGTAGCTCCAGGTCGGGAAGTAAACCGTATGGTTGCAGTGTTGCCAGTTGAGGCCCATGGAGGTCATCTTGGCTTTGGTGATCAGCCGCTTGATCTCGCCATTGGCGAAGGCAAATAGGATCTCTTCCTTTCGGTCAATACTCATGCCGCCGACTATTTCGACCGCCTCAGTATCCAGCTCGGAAAGCAGCGTGCTTTCCTCGTTGAGATTGCACCAGTAGACCGATGTTTTACCGCTTGCCAGTTCGATGGCTCTCTCACAGCGTGGGCGCACGGTAAGTTTCTGCTCTTCGCGAACTTCGGTCATAGTGGTGGCCGGCATAGCGAATAGCGAAGCCTGGCCACCAATGCACCAGCTGTTTTCGTTATGAACCAGATGCTTGACCGTGTGCAGCGCAGGAAGATCGTAACCGTCATCGTTGAAACCTAGGTCAGATGGGCGCTTTACCATGATTGACCATTGGTTTACCCAAGCGAAAAAATCTCGCTCAGCGTGCGGCTTCAGATAGAACTTCTCGCCTATGTTGCGGTTGTTGCTGTCAACGCTATTCTGGTTCGAGCGGAAGAACTTCCCGAGCATGTCCATGTATCCCATGTACCCTAGGGCCTCGGAGCTGTTCCCCAACTCGATAAAGTCGTTTGGCGAAGGCGTGGCCGTGGACAAGAAGCGATACCGGACGCGCTTGATGAAGGCGACGATATGATCGCGCAGTTTCCCGGCAAAGTTCTTAAGGATTGATGCCTCGTCCAGCAGAACGGCAATGAAGTCGCCGGGGTTCAACAGGTGCAAGCGCTCGTAGTTGCATACGACGATTTTCCGGGTGTATTGGCCGTCTTTGCTGTGCTCGATGTCATCGATCCCCAACCGTTCAGCCTCTCCGATGAACTGGAAGGCAACCGCCAGGGGGGTCAGTATCAGCACGGGCTTGTTGGTGTGAAGGATGATGTTCTGCGCGATTGCCAGGGTGATAAGAGTTTTCCCCAAGCCGGTATCCGCAAAAATGCCCATACGACCTTTGCGCACCGCCTTGTTGATGATGTGCTCTTGGAAGTCAAAGGCGCCGGGCGGCATCCATGTCGGCTCAAAGCCGAAATCGCCCGTAGTGTGGCGCTTCGACTGTAGGAACTCCTGATAATTCATACCTTCCCCCATGTCTCATAGGCGCGAATCTTTTCAATGGTGCGGTAATGGACGTTGTAGTCTGCGGCAAGTGCTTTGGCGGTTTTGCCGTGCCGGTTTGTGCGTATGGCGCGCACTTGTTCCAGTGTTAATTTTGCGTTTGGGTGTCTCATGGGTTTTCCCCAATAAGCTGCTGCCGCGCGGCAGCGTAATACGAAATGGTTTCGTGACAGTGAGGCGTGACTATTAGCCCGGAAGCGCGGTCATCTTTTCGAGGCCGGCGTCAGTCAGCTTGTCGGCGTTATGGATAAGCCGCGTGATGAGGTCTTGCGGTTCTTCGATACCAGTTCGAGCCATGCAGCGAATCAGCGCCATGTCCGTGGACTTGTAGAGGTCCAGGCTGATTCGGCGGGAGAGGAGGCGAGCAAGACGTTCCTCCTCCTTCATCCTATCCCGCTCCCTTTTTTCGGCTTGGCGCTGGGCGGCGGTCTTGGCGGTCATTGCGACACCCCAAGCGTGATGCCGAACTCACGGGCGATCTTGCGCACCGTGGTCTCGCTGACGCCGCAGCGGATAGCACAGGTCGCAACCCCGAGATGGGCGTAGGCTTCGATCTTGGGCACCAGTGCCCGACGCGCCTCGG